GCTTGCAAAGAAACACGTAAAGCAGTATAGTTTAAGACAAGTAGCTGCGTGGCTAACTACACAGTCAGGTAGAAGCATAACACATGATGGGTTAAAGAAAAGGTTAGATGTCGAAAGAAAGCGAAAGCGGATTACTACGATTAAACGCCAGTATGCCAAACGGCTCGAAAAAGCGTTACGTCAAATCGAAATCCTCGAAAAAGAAAGACCAGGCTCCTACACCTACGAAGAAGACTGAAGCTATCCCAGCGCAAGTTAAGCCACCAGAGTATGACGTAGACTACGCACAGAGTGTCGTATTTAAACCTAACACTGGACCACAGACACAATATCTAGCGTCTTCTGAGCGTGAGGTACTATATGGTGGGGCAGCTGGAGGCGGGAAAAGCTACGCCACACTAGCTGATCCGTTACGTAACTTAAATAATAAAGACTTTAGTGGACTACTTGTACGACACACAACAGAAGAACTTAGGGAACTCATACAGAAAAGCCAAGAGCTATACCCTAAAGCAATACCTAACATAAAGTGGTCTGAGCGTAAGTCGCAATGGATTACACCAAGAGGCGGCACATTGTGGATGTCGTACTTGGATAGAGATACAGACGTGATGCGCTACCAAGGTCAGGCGTTTAACTACGTAGCTTTCGATGAGTTGACTCAGTGGAACAGCCCCTACTCGTGGAACTATATGCGTTCAAGATTGCGTACTGCAAACAAAGACTTAGGCCTGTACATGAGGGCTACAACTAACCCTGGTGGCCCTGGTCACTCATGGGTAAAGAAGATGTTCATTGACCCAGCAAAGCCTAATACGCCATTTTGGGCAACGGACATAGAGACTAGTGAGGTTCTAAAGTTTCCAACAGGGCATAGCAGAGCTGGAGAACCCCTGTTCAAGCGAAGGTTTATACCTGCTAGTCTCTTTGATAATCCTTACTTAGCTGAGAGTGGTGACTACGAAGCCATGCTTCTATCACTACCAGAGCACCAGAGAAAGCAGTTACTAGAAGGGAACTGGGATGTAAACGAAGGAGCAGCTTTTCCTGAGTTTAACAGACAAATACACGTAGTAGATCCATATGATATACCTAAAAGCTGGGCAAGGTTTAGGGCATGTGACTATGGATACGGAAGTTACACAGGAGTTGTTTGGTTGGCAGTGAGTCCAAGTGAGCAACTGATAGTATACAGAGAGTTATACTGTTCAAGAGTTACAGCAATAGATTTAGCGGATATGATATTAGATGCAGAACGAGATGACAATATCAGATACGGTGTGTTGGATAGCTCCCTGTGGCATAAACGTGGAGACACTGGCCCTTCATTGGCTGAACAGATGAATCAGAAAGGCTTGCGTTGGAGGCCATCTGATAGATCAAAAGGTTCAAGGGTAGCAGGTAAAAACGAGCTACACCGCCGTTTGCAAGTAGATGAGTTTACTGAGGAGCCAAGACTAGTGTTCTTCTCTTCTTGCAACAATATGATAGCACAGCTACCTGGAATACCTTTAGATAAAAAGAATCCAGAAGACGTGGATACAAATGCAGAAGATCACTTGTACGATGCTTTAAGGTATGGTATAATGACTAGACCACGTAGTTCTTTATGGGATTACAACCCTGTATCACACAGGACAGGCTTTCAAGCAGCAGACTCAACCTTTGGATATTAAATAATATGGCTATATCAGACAACGAACAAGGCGAACTATTTGAGACAGACGAGGTTTCTGTCATTCAAGAAAGCGATGAACTAGATGCACAAGGTGTCGTAGCATTTGTTACATCTAAGTTTAAACGTGCAGAAGATGCTAGATTTGCAGATGAGAATAGGTGGCTACGTGCCTATAGAAACTATCGTGGCTTATACAACTCAGACGTACAGTTCACTGAAACTGAGAAGTCTAGAGTATTTATAAAAGTTACTAAGACTAAAACTCTTGCTGCGTATGGGCAGATAGTAGATGTTTTATTTGGTAGCTCTCGTTTCCCCCTTACAGTTAATCCTACAACACTACCAGAGGGCGTAGCTGAGTCTATGCACATCAGTATCAATCCACAGACTGAGCAAGCACAAGATCAGTTAGAGGATGCCTTTGGTAAAAAACCCCCAGTTACATTGTTGTTTGATCCTGACAATAAACTTAAACCTGGCGAGACTATGTATGATCGTATGAATCGTATGGGTCCAATAGAGGATACGCTAGAGTACGCTTCAGATAAAATAATTGAAGGCCCTGGTACGACACAAGATACAGTTACGTTCCATCCTGCTATGATTGCAGCCAAGAAGATGGAAAAGAAAATACATGATCAGTTAGAAGAAAGTGGCGCTAATAAACAACTGCGCCACACTTCGTTTGAGATGGCGTTGTTCGGCACAGGGATTATGAAAGGTCCGTTTGCTATAGACAAAGAGTATCCTAACTGGAATGAAGACGGTGAGTATGATCCTACAGTTAAGACTGTACCATCTACAAGTCACGTAAGCATTTGGAACTTCTATCCTGACCCTGATGCATACAACATGGATGAGGTAGAGTATGTAGTAGAGCGTCACCGTATGACACGCTCACAGATGCGTGGTCTAAAGTCTAGACCTTTCTTTAGAGAAGAATCTATAAATGAGTCTATAGATCTAGGAGAGTCCTACGAAAAGAAATACTGGGAACAAGACATGGAAGACGATGCACAGTACAGCAACGCTCCATATCGTTATGAAGTTCTAGAGTTCTGGGGTTACGTTGACACAGATATACTAGAAGCTCATGGTGTAGTAATACCAAAAGATTTAAAAGATTCTGAGCAACTAAGTGTAAATGCTTGGATATGTAATGGTAAAGTATTACGTCTAGTTCTAAATCCATTTAAGCCAGCACGTATACCTTACTACGCTGTGCCTTATGAGTTAAACCCCTACTCCTTCTTTGGTGTAGGTATAGCAGAAAATATGGATGACACACAGACCCTGATGAACGGTTTCATGCGTATGGCAATTGATAATGCTGCACTAAGTGGTAATCTCATTATTGAGGTAGATGAAACTAACTTAGTTCCAGGTCAAGACCTGAGTGTGTATCCTGGCAAGGTGTTCCGTAGACAAGGCGGTGCTCCAGGTCAAGGCATCTTTGGCACGAAGTTTCCTAACGTAGCCAGTGAGAACATGCAACTATTTGATAAAGCAAGGGTACTAGCAGATGAATCAACTGGCTTTCCATCTTTCGCACATGGTCAGACAGGCATACAGGGTGTGGGGCGTACTGCTAGTGGTATTTCCATGCTTATGTCTGCTGCCAACGGTAGCATACGGAATGTAGTAAAGAACGTAGATGACTATCTTGTTGCTCCATTAGGTAGAGCATTCTTTGCATTTAACATGCAGTTTGACTATGATGAGAGTATCAAAGGTGATCTAGAAGTTAAAGCACAAGGTACAGAAAGCCTTATGGCTAACGAGGTGCGCTCTCAACGCCTCATGCAGTTCTTAGGCGTGGCATCTAATCCTATGTTACAACCATTTGTAAAGTCCGACTACATAATCCGTGAGATAGCTAAGAGCATGGATCTTGATCCAGACAAAGTAACTAACTCTCTTGGTGATGCAGCTATACAAGCTGAGATACTCAAGAAGTTTGCTACACCACCAGAGCCACCTGAAGGAGTAGCACCACCTGAAACTCCTGAACAAGAAGGACAACAACCTGCTCCAACACCACCAGCAGGTACAGGAGTACAAGATACTACAGGTGCAGGTGGAGGAACTATAGGTACAGGCATAGCACCAGTTCCAGGTGAGCAAGGGTTTACAGGTACATGATAGTAAAGAAGCTAGTAAACGATAAGCCACTTTGGGATGGGTTTGTTGATGTACTTAATAATAAGATAGAGGTGTCACAGCGTAAACTAGAACAAGAGACAACCCTAGAAGGTATGTATCGTGCTCAAGGTGAAATAGCTGCTCTACGAAGATTGACATTTTTAAGGGATGAAATAAATGGAAGAGACTAATACACCTATGTTTAAATCTGCACGTCCTATGGAAAGTCAGATGGATGAGATACTAAGTGAAACAAAAGATCCTGTTAGTGGTAATACAGCACCAGTAGGAGCCATGCCAGAAGAAGTACGTGACGATATACCTATCATGGCAAGTCCTAACGAGTTTATGATAGATGCTGCTACTAGACGTTACTACGGCACAGAGTTCTTTGAAGGTTTACAAGATGCAGCTAAACAAGGTTTCCAACGTATCAAAAAAGGTGAAGAGTCTTTCTTTAGAGATGACGAACTAGAAATAGAAGAAGCTGCAGAGAAAGTTACATCAGGTGGTGCACCACAAAAAATGCAAGAGGGTGGTGAAGTAGATACAATAGAGGGTAGAGAAATACCTGCACCTGTAGGAGGTGGATACGGTGGCTTCGGTGGAACTGGCCCCATATTTACTGGGTTTGAATACAAGATGTATATTGATCCTGTCACAGGCAGAGAGCTACAAATAATATTTTTCAATGGCAGACCACTAAGTAAAATACCAGAAGGTTATGTACTGAAAGCTGCAACTCCTGTAGAAGTACAGGAGCAAAAAAGAGAAGGTGGTGGCAATGGTGGTGGTGGTGGAAAAGACCCAGAAAAGACTTGGAGAACTAAAAATCCTAGTAAATGGGAGATGAAAGACTTTAGAGCATACTCTGCAGAGATGACTAAAATAGCATCAGAAGATTTGGGTTCTCTAACAATGGGAGAAAGAAGTGTTATTCAATTAGCAGGTAACATGTTATTACCTCTTGCAGGTGGTTTTGCATTAGAAAAGTTAGCTACGAGAAGTCTTAAAAATCAAGCAAATAAAATAAACGACAAAGTAAATAGTATGTTGCAATCTGGATTAGATGCAGATGGAAACCCACTAACTGATGAAACAAATAACTTATTATTTCAAGTACAGTTTGCAGCACAACAAACAGATAATAATTTAGGTGGTACTCAAGGAACAGGAACTTCAATAACTGATCAGCCGTTTTATCAAACACCAGAGGGTCCAACAGATGACAATATAACTGGTATAGACTTTGAAAAACTTGCGCCACCAGAGATAGATTTATCTAGTATACCAGAACCAACAGAAGAAGAGAAAGATGCAGCGCAAAAAATAATTGAAGAAAATAAACCTTTTTAATATCCATATAACTATAAGGCTACCCAGCTACGGCTGGCCCCAACATAAGGAGAAACTAAATGCCAGAACTAACAGAAGTGGAAACACCAAAGAATGCAGGATTTGTACAAACTAAAGCAAACCGAAGCGCAAATAAGAAACGAATAGAAAAAGATGAGGCAGAACTTAAAGCCCTCATCGAAGGGAACACAGAAGAATCCAACGAAGAAGAAAAAACCGAAGCGAAAGAGGCCAATACAGAAGCTGAAGAAGCAACGCTATCTCCAGAAGAAAGAACTTATAAAAAACGGTATAGTGATCTACGCAAGCACTTAAATAAACAGACTGAAGAAATAAAAGAACTAAAAGCTAAGATGGAGAATACCGTAAAAGGTGATCTACGTCCACCCTCTTCAGATGAAAGTATAGAAGCGTGGGCTAATAAATACCCTGAGATTGCAAGCATAGTAGAAACTATTGCTACAAAGAAAGCAGATGAGAAGTTTGCTACAGCAGATCAGAGACTGCAAGAGATAGATAAGCTAAACGCTGAAACTCACCGCACAAAAGCAGAGAGTGAGATACGCAAAGCTCACCCTGACTTTGATGAGCTACGTGACAGTGATGACTTTCATACTTGGGCAGGAGAACAACCTAAGTGGGTACAGGATGCCTTGTACGAAAATCAAGATGACCCAAGGTCTGTTGTACGTGTTATTGATCTATTCAAGGTTGATAATGGTATGGACATCAAGTCTAAGAAAAAGACAACTAAAGACGCTGCATCTCAAGTCAAGACAAAAAGAAACACTAGGATTGATGATGCAGGAGTAGCAGGACAGATACTGGAATCACAAGTACAGAAGATGACTGCACAACAATATGAAGCAAGATCAGATGAAATCATGGAAGCTATACGATCAGGTAAGTTTATTTATGATGTTTCTGGTGGTGCACGATAAAAAACTATTGACATAGTGGATTAAGTATATATAACTATGTTTATGAAGTAAAAGCATAAAGCCCTATTATTAGCTACCTTTGTGCTTTTATTATACTAAGCCCGACTACTAAGATAAGACCTACCTAATAAAGTATAGGCCCATCAGCATACACAAGGCCAATGTGTGTAGCTGCTTGCACCCTAGAACTATTAGCCTCTTTCAAAGTGTTCTGCTTAAAATCTAAGCCAAACATCTATATGGAGGATTTAATCATGGCTTTTACATCAGCGTCAGGTTACGGCAATTTACCTAATGGTAATTTTTCGCCAGTAATCTACTCCAAACAGGTACAGCTTGCTTTCCGCAAGAGTACTGTTGTAGGAGAAATAACGAACTCAGATTATTTTGGGGAGATTTCTGCCCAAGGTGATACGGTTCAAATCATCAAAGAACCTGAAATTTCTGTTCAGGCATATTCGCGTGGCACACAAGTCACAGCACAAGATTTAGATGATGAAGACTTTCAGTTAACTATTGACAAAGCGAACTACTTTGCTTTTAAGATGGATGATATCGAGGAAGCCCACTCACATGTAAACTTTATGCAACTTGCAACAGATCGTGCTGCATATCGTTTGTCTGATCAGTATGACCAAGACGTTCTAGGTTATCTATCAGGTTTCAAACAGTCTGCACTACATGGCTCACCAGATACAGCTAATACAACTGTAAACGGTTCTAAGTCTGTAACAACTGCTGGCTCAGATGAACTATTGTCATCAATGAAACTAATCAAGTCTTCATTTGGTAACATAACAACATCATCTGCAGGGGATCACTCTATTCCTTTAACAGCACGTATGCCAGGTGCTACATCACTACCGACTGCAACAGCTTCACCAGCAATGGTTGTCGCTCGTATGGCTAGACTCCTTGATCAACAGCAAGTTGATACACAAGGTAGATGGCTCGTTGTAGACCCAGTGTTCATGGAGCTACTTCGTGATGAAGATTCACGTTTTATGAATGCGGATTTCGGTGAATCAGGTGGACTACGTAATGGCCTAGTCATTAACAACTTCCACGGTTTCCGTATGTACACTTCATCTAACCTACCAGCAGTAGGCGATGGACCTGGTACATCAGGCTCATCTAACCAAAATACTAACTTTGGTGTGATTGTTGCTGGACATGATTCTGCTGTAGCGACTGCAGAGCAGATCAACAAAACGGAAACATATCGTGACCCTGACAGCTTTGCTGACATCGTTCGTGGTATGCATCTATATGGTAGAAAGATACTTCGTCCAGAAGCTATCGTTACTGCCAAATATAACGCAGCGTAAGGGGGTATTTAGTTATGGCTACAATTACAATGTCAACCAACTCTGCTTCCACATCAAACAATGGTGGAACAGGGAACAAAAAACTCCGTGGTGCTCTTACTGTATTGCAAAACGATCTTGATATGGCTGACGCCATCTTGCAAAACGGTGGCACAGCTTTAGCAGCGAATGACATCATTCAAGCTATTGCTGTACCTGCAAACACTATGATCCTACACGCAGGTTTCAAAGTGGTGACAGCAATGGAAGGTACTACTACCGACTCTGCTTTTCACATAGGTATCACAGGAACTGATGTAGACATCTTTGCTGCATCATTTGACTATGACGGTGCATCTGTTGGTGATCATACACCAGCAATTACATCTTCAGGTGTGTGTGGAAATCTACCAGTGTTTACTGCAGCAGCAGATACACTTGACGTAGAGATTCAAGCATCTAGTGGAACTATCACTGGTGGTATTCTTCGTGTATATGCTGTATGCATTATCATGGATGACATCTCACAGTCAGGTTCTGCAAATGAAGTAGACCGTGATCTACTAGCATAATACTTTGGGGGCTGGGCAACTGGCCCCCTTATTACATATTAGGAAGTACTTATGGCTGAAACGTATCTCTCATTAACAAACAAAACATTAGTTAGAATGAATGA